TTAAAATTTTAGGATCGGCTGGAATAATGGAATTCGAGAGGCGAAAATGACGGAGATTCAGGGGGTTGCAGAAATTGAGGAAGCGGCGGCCCGGCTGACCTGGTTGCCAGGGGAGGTTGCCGGGCTGCTTTCGGACCGGTTCTTTGACGCCGAAACCTGCGCGGACTGGTTCCTGGCGCGCTGCTATCCGGACGGCCCGGCCTGTCCGCGCTGCGGCGGGGCGATCACCGGAGAGCGGGCCCTGGCGCGCTGGCGGCGGATGCAGCGCCTGACCTGTCCGCACTGCCAGCGCAAGGTCAAGGCCTCCACCGGTACCCTGCTGCAGGAGTCCCACCTGGATCCCCGCGGCCTGTTCGTTTTGCTGTCGCTGCTCGGGCTTGGCGTCGATCCGAGCGATGTCGCCCAAGTGCTCGGCGTCACTGCCGCGACGGTGCTCACCTGGCGCGACAAGGTCATCGCCCTGGCGGAGGTGCCAGTATGAGCGGCCTCAACCAGCTCGATCTCGATATGTTCGACACCCCGGCTAACCGCCGGCCGGAGCCGTCACCCGCTCCGGCCGCCCAGGACTTCGTTGTCAAGATCGCCCACACCAAGGCCGGCTATCCGATCCTCGTCTGCACCGCCGATCCACTGCCCGCCGAAGTCATCGCCCAGGGCCAGCGGGACAATATTCCCGCCTTTTCCGGTCGCGAGATCCAGCTCCTGCGCGATTGCGATGCCGACCTGGTGCGACACATCCTCGCCGTCAAGCGCGAATTCCCCGGCGCCAGCGTTCAGGAAGTCATCAACGAGGGCCGCCTATGAGCTTCGCTCTCGATAATCTCAGCGCCGACGAGCGCCTCGCCATCGCCAAAGACTGCTTTCAGGTCACCGAACAGCGCGGCCACGAACTTCACGGCCTCTGCCCCTTCCACGCCGAGAAGCAACCCTCCTTTTCCTACAACGTCGAGAAGGATCTCTGCAACTGCTTCAGCTGCGGCGAAAGCGGCGACCTGGTCACCCTGTGGGGACAGGCCCGCGGCTACGGCGACAACAAGGACGCATTTCTCGCCTTTCGCGAGCAGCACGCCCCGCCGGACACACCTGGTAAGCCAGCGAGCAAGTCCAGGAGCGGCGGCGCCCGCTCCGCAACCCGGGGGGACGGGGGAGCCGCCGAAGTTACCAAGATCATCCCCGAGGCCGACTATGAAAAACTCGCGCCACTTCCCGAAGGTTGGCGCCAGCGCTGCCGCGACCAGTTCACCTGGACCGAGGCCGCTATCGAGGGCGCCGGCCTGCGGCTGTGGAAATCAGTCAACGGCGACGAACGCATCGCCATCCCCATCCGGCGAGACGACGGCGCTCTGGTCAACATTCGTCTCTACAAGCCCGGTGCCGTAGACAACAAAGTCACCAGCTGGGGCAAAGGATTCGGCAAAAGCAAACTCACTCCCGCGCCCAGCACCTGGTCCAAAAGCCCCATCCTCATCACCGAAGGGGAAAAAGACCGCATCACCGCCTTATCGCATGGCTTCAACGCCTGCACCCAGACCGCCGGTGCCAATTCCTGGGACGACAAATTCACCCGCTTTTTCAGCGGCCGCGATGCCATCATTGCCTACGACGCCGACGAAAAAGGTGCCGAAGGCGCGCAAAAGGTCGCCAAAAAACTGCTCGAAGTCGCCAAAACAGTGCGCATCCTCACCTGGCCCGACTACATGGGCATGGGCGAAAGCCACGGCCAGGATCTCACTGACTTTTTCGCCGTCCACCACAAAACCGCCCAGGACCTCAAAGACCTCATCGCCACCAGCAAGCCACTCAAAAAAGCCGACAACCAGCGCCTCGAGGCCATCCCCGAAGACATCCAGCGCTTCTTCGGCGGCAGCCGCGGCACCCAGTTCAAACCCCGCCTGGTGTCCGACGAAATCCTAAGCTGGCGCCGCCTCATTCACGATCCCCGCACCGGGCAGATCCACACCTGGAACGATCGCCACTGGGAAGATTACGACCCCTCTAACATCAGGAGGCAAATCTTGACACTACTCGACATCGAAGGCAGCACCCCACGCTGCAACGACGTGCTCGGCATCGTCCGCGATCTCGCCGTCATGCCCCACGGCCGGCAGCTCAACGACCAGGCCGACATGATCCCGCTAGAAAACGGCATGTTCTGCCTCGAATCCGCCCAGGTGCAGCCTCACGATCCAGGCCACCTCAACAGCTACGTGCTCGATATTACCCTGCAGCTCGGCGGCAAGTTGCCCGACTGCCCAACCTGGCGGCAGTTCCTCGGCCAGTCCGTCGGCGATCCCGACACCATCCGCGAGCTGCAAAAGTTCTTCGGTTATTGCTTCACCCGCGAAACCCGCTACGAAAAAGCCCTGCTGCTCATCGGCCCCGGCGGCGACGGCAAAGGCACCATCCTCAAGGTGCTGCAAAGCCTGCTCGGCGACATCAACGTCTCCAACGTCTCCATGAGCGGCCTGCAGGATCAGTTTCACCGCGTCATGCTCGTCGACAAGCTGCTCAACGTCGCCACCGAGATCGAGGCCGGCCTGCTGCAGTCCGATATATTCAAAACCATCGTCTCCGGCGAGGCCGTCACCGCCGCCTACAAACACAAAAACGCCTTTTCCTTTGCCCCGGTCTGCAAGCTCGCCTTCTCCGCCAACAAACACCCGAAGCTGCAAGACACCAGCGAGGGCCTCTACCGCCGGCTGCTGCTCATCGAGATGGAAAAGCAATTCGTCAAAGCCGGCCAGGCTGACATCTACCTGCTCGACAAGCTCATGGCCGAGCGCGACGGCATCTTCCTCTGGGGCCTGCGCGGTCTCCAGTTGCTCCGCGAAGAAGGCTTCAAGCCCTCCGATCACATGGCCGGCTGCCTCGACCGTTTTCAAGAGCTCAACAATCCCGTGCTCGCCTTCGTGCGCACCCATATCGACGAAGATCCCGACCGGAGGGTCTGCATCATGAAGGTTTATGCCAAATATAAAAAATTCTGCGAAAAACGCGGCTACAAACCCCTCGGCGAATCCAGCTTCGGCGTCGAGCTGCGCAAAGTCTGCCCTTCCGTCAAAAGAAGGCGCGAATCCACCGGCAAGCGGCGATGGGGCTACCAGGGCATCAACCTGGTCGACGACTACGATGGACTCGTATAACCGAATCCGTCCTAGACGTCCTAGACAGCCAAATTTACTAGGACGGAAAAAGCGCAACAAAAACAAACACATGTCCTATCGTCCTACCCGTCCTAGTAAAAAGCACACGCGCATACACGCGTAGGATCAAAAAAACACAAAGTCTTATTTCTTAAAGAGAAGGTCAAAATAACTAGGACAAGTAGGACGATAGGACATGTAGTTGAAAGTATTAAAGAAAATCCGTCCTACTAGAAAAAATCGACTAGGACGTCTAGGACGGATTTGAAAGGACCGCCCATGTGCCTGAAACGCTTCAACCTGACCCGCTGCCCCAACTGCGGCGGCCACCTAGCCAGCATCGACCACGGCCTGCGGGAGTGCGAGCAATGCGGGCGTATCCAAGGAGCCAACCCCATGACCAACCCCGCCGCCACACCCCAGCCCATGCCCACCGTCGGCAAACAAGACGTGCTGCCCGAGGTCATCGCCGACCTGCAGGCCCGCACCGCCGTCGGCGTGGTCAAGTACGGCACGCCCCTGCAAAGCCACAACGGCCGCGACTGCCTGACCGATGCCTATCAAGAGGCTCTCGACCTGGCGCAGTACCTTAAACAAGCTCTGCTCGAGCGCGACAACCCGGCACCAGAATACAACTGGCCCGAGGTGAAATTCGCCCGGAGCAACAGCCTCGCCGAGCAGCTCGCCCACATCCTCAGCGAGGTCGACGAAATAACCGAACTCGGCCCTCCGATCACGCCGCTGGTGCACTTGGAGCTGGCCGATCTGCACCACAACTTAGAGACCTTCTGGCGGATCCTTGCCAAGCTGGCCGGTGACGACTACGTCGCCGCCTTGTTCCAGGGCACAGAAGACAAAAACCGCGCCCGCGGCTACTACGACCTGGACGGCGATGCAGCCCCCGTCGACCGCCTCGAGGGCCACTTCGGAGAGATGCCCTATGTCGGCTGAGTCCGATCACTATTTCAAGGACAAGGCCAGCGCCTTTGCCTGGTACGTCGAGCAGGGCGGACAGCGGGCCAAATCCAGCTTCTACGCCAACGTGCCCGCCGACGGCAAGCGGGTCAGCCGCTTCGCGGTCTCCGAGATGCTGCGCAAAGAGCGGTCCGAGTCCGGCGCTTCGACGAATCTCGCCACCCGCAAAGAAGAGCTCGAGGTGCAGCGCCTCGAGCAGCAGGTCAAAAAGGGCGAGCTGGAAAACCGCAAAGAGGATCACAGGTGGATTTACAAAGAAGACTCCGAGATCGAGACCGCCGCCCTGGTCGGCCTGCTGCAGGACACCCTCAGCCACCGCCTGCATCTCGACCAGGGCAAACTGCTGCATGCCGCCGGTGGTGATCCCGCCCGCGCGGCCGAGTTTGCCCAGGCGCTAGAGGATGTGGTGGCCGCGGCGTTTAATGAGCTGGCGGATGGTAAGCGGTTTGATGTGGGGATAGAGGAAGAAGAGGAAGCCGTTTAACTCTGGCGTGTGGGGTATTGGCTATGGCTTTAAGACCATCATGGAAAAGATATCATCGCATTGGCGAGGAAGTGGCTAGGGAGTTGGATGCGAACTACACCTATCAGCAGATCGGCGACTCTCTCGGGATTTCCAAGCAGAAGGCATATCACGAAACCATGGTCGCACTTGGGAAACTAGCATATCAGTTCAGGGCTAATCTGGGAGATGGCACCTTAATATGACCCAACCCGCCACCACCATAGAGCCCACCCTGCTCCCCGACCGCATCCTGCGCCGCGCCACCGTCGCCCGCTACCTGCCGCCCGATCTGGCCGAGAGGATCCCCGAGCGCGTCACCGTGCGCCTCACCGCCGCCCTGCGCCACCGGCTGCGGCGGCCCGAGCGGATCGCCGTGGCCGACCATGCCGAAAAATATCGGCGGGTCACCGCCGTCGATGCCCACCCCGGCCCCTGGCGCCATGAGTTCGCGCCCCACTGCGTGCAGATCATGAACACCTTTGGCCTGCCCTGGGTGCGCGAGGTGTGGTTCTGCGGCGTGGAGCAGAGCGGCAAGACCAACACCATGCTCAACTGCCTCGGCTGGACCATCGACCGCGACCCCGGCAACGCCTACTATCTCATGCCCACCGAAGATGCCAGCGGCAAGCTGGTCGGCCGCAAGCTCATCCCCATGCTGCAGGAATCAAAGGCCCTGGCCAAATATCTCAGCAAGCGGGCCGACGATACCACCCGCGGGCTCATCGTGTTCAAGCACGGCGTCTCGCTGTTTCCCGCCCATGCCAACAGCGCCACCAGCATGGCCACTTTTTCGGCCAAGTACGGTTTCGGCGATGAGGTCGACAAATACCCGGCCATGGTCGGCAAAGAAGCCAGTCCTATCGACCTGATCCGCAAACGGGCCCGCCAACATCGCGGCCGACACAAGTTCTTTTTTGCCAGCACCCCTGCCGGCCAGTTCGTGCAAAAGGGGCTGGAGTCTTGCCACCAGATCTGGGAGTTTGCCTGCCGCTGCCCCGACTGCAGCGAGTATGTGCGGCCCGATGCCGAGCACCTCGATCTGCCCGAGGGCGCCACGCCCGAAAGCGTCGAGCGCGACCCGGCCAGCATCGGCCTGGCCTGCCCCGAGTGCGGATCGATCTGGACCGAAGTCGACCGCGAGACCGCCATCCGTGCCGGTCGCTGGCAGGCCCGCAAGGGCGGCGAGCTGGCCCGCCCCGCCAAGGTCGGCTTTCATCACCGCAGCTGGGAGTGCCTCGACGTGCCCCTGCACGAAATCGCCGCCGCGTATCTCAAGAGCCAGACCGGCGACCTGGCCGCCAAGATCGCCTGGGCCAACGGCTACGAAGCCATCGACTACCAGTCTGAGCACAAAGACCGCGAAGAGGACGCCATCCTGCGCCTGCGCGACGGCCGCCCCGCCGGAGTGGTACCCACCGAGGCCGACGCCCTCAGCATCCACATCGACACCCAGGATAAAGGATTCTGGTACGAGATCCGCGCCTGGCGCTACGGCCTCGACCTCAAAAGCTGGCTGGTCAAAGCCGGCTACGTGCCCAGCGCCAACGCCGCCGATTTCTCATCTCTCGACGCCCTGCTGGCCGCTGAGTATCCCGACACCAACGGCGAGCCGCACCGCATCATGGCCGGCATCATCGACAGCGCCGGCCACCGCACCAGCGAGGTCTATGCCTGGTGCCGCACCAGCGGCGTGCTGCCCTCCAGGGGCGCCCAGGGCCGCAAGACCCAGCCCGTCACCATCAGCCGCATCGACAAGTTCCCCGGCAGCAACAAACCGATCCCCGGCGGACTCAACCTCTATCACCTCGACACCCATTTCCACAAAGATCTGCTCGCCAACAAGCTGCAGATCGACCCCACCGACAACGGCGCCTGGGTGCTGCACAGCGGCTACACCGTCGATCAGTTGGCGGCCCTGCAGCAGAACCCCGGCTCGCCACAGGTCCACAACCTGGAGGAATACGCCCGCCAGATGTGCGCCGAATATCGGGATGAGCGCAACTTGTGGCAGTGCCCCAACGGCAAGGCCAATCACTTATGGGACTGCGCCCAGATGGGGCTGGCCCTGGTCATGTACCTCGGCTGGCAGCACGCCGTCAGCGAAAAGAATGAAAATATGCCATCCGCGCCCCAGCGGCGCGTCTATTCCAAAGGAGTCGCCCGTGACTGAAACCATCAGCCGTGCCGAGATCGACCGCGCCAAGCGCGAGTTCATTCTGGAGAACACCCTGCTCACGCCGGTCAAGGTGGCCGAGTTGCTCAGCTACTCGGTCCGCAAGATCTACTATCTGATCGAGTCCGGTGAGCTGATCGCCGCCAACGACACCCCGGCCCGGCAGGGGCTGCGCATTACCGCCCGGTCGGTGGAGCAGTACCGGCTGCGCTGCGTGGCGCGGGCGGCAGGCCTGGCGGTGGTCGTCGGGCTGATGCGGTAGTTTTTTCATAAAAGCACAACATCTTGTGCAATAGCCTGCAATAGCCCCTCCCTATAGTGCTTTCTATTCTTTAAAATATCCGCGACCTTAGAGCTTTGCTTTTTTCTCTAGCTGCGGAGTCTCACCTTGTCAGGTATCACCCTCGAACACGCCGAAGCCCAGCTCGCCCTGTGGCTGGACGCCGACCAGGCGGTGAGCAGCAACCAGTCCTACACCCAGTCGATCGGCGGGAGCAGCCGCACCCTCACCCGCGCAGACGCCGCCGAAATCCGCAACAACATCGACTATTGGGACAACTGGTGCCGCCGGCTGTCCCGTGAAACCGGCATCACCGCCATCGGGGTGATTACTCGATGAGCCTGCCCGAGATCAAAACCACCCTGCTCGACAAAGCCATCGGCTATTTTGCCCCGGTCAAGGGAGCGCAGCGTCTGCAAGCCCGCATGGCCATGGCCATCGCCGGCGGCTACACCGGCGCCCGTACCGACCGGCGCCAGACCTACAACTGGGGCCTGCGCGACAGCGACGCCGACAGCGCGATCCTCGGCGACCTGCCCACCTTGCGCGCCCGCTCCAGAGATCTGGAACGCAACGCGCCGTTGGCAGCCGGCGCAATCAACACCAAAGTCACCAGTATCGTTGGCACCGGCCTCAAGCCAAGGGCCGCCATCGACCGCGACATCCTCAAGGGTCTGACCGAAGAGCAGGCCGACGCCTGGGAGCGGGCCGCCGAACGCGAGTTCAAGCTGGCCACCAGCTCTGCCGACTTCGACATCGAGCGCGGCCACGGCTTTCTGGCCAGCCAGGCCCTGGTGCTGCGTGGCGTGCTCAGCGCCGGCGACATCTTCGTCAACCTGCCCCGCAAGGCCCGCCCCGGCAACCCCTACAACCTGCGGATCAACTTCATTGAGGCCGACCGGGTCTGCAACCCCGACGGCAAGCCCGACACAGCCACCCTGGTGGCCGGCATCGACAAGGACGCCGACGGCGCCCCGGTGCGCTGCCACGTTACCAAACACCACCCCGGCAATCTGCGCAACGCCAAAAAGCGCCAATGGACCCCCCTTGAGTTTTACAACAAGTCCGGCCGCTGCCAGGTGCTGCACATCTACCGCAAGCTGCGCCCCGGCCAGACCCGCGGCGTGCCCGACCTGGCGCCGGTCATCGAGCTGCTCAAGCAATATTCCAAATACACCGACCACGAGGTCCAGGCCGCGGTGGTCAGCTCGCTGTTCACCGTCTTTGTGCGCAACGCCACCGGCAGCCCGCAGATCTCCATGCCGGCCGTCGGCGGCACCAGCCAGACTCAGGACCAGATCGACACCGAAGGCATGGAGCTGGGTGCCGGCTCCGTGGTCGGCCTGCTGCCCGGCGAAGACATCACCATCGCCGACCCCAACCGGCCCAACACCGCCGCCGAGGCCTTTCTCAACGCCATGGCGCAGCAGATCGGGGTAGCCATCGAGCTGCCTGTCGAGCTGCTGGTCAAGCATTTCACCAGCAGCTACAGCGCCAGCCGCGCCGCCCTGTTAGAAGCCTGGCGCTTCTTTATGACCGCCCGCACCTGGCTGGCCGACCAATACTGCCAGCCCATCTGGGAGACCGTCATCACCGAAGCCGTCGCCCGCGGGCGCCTGGCTGCGCCGGGCTTCTTTACCGACCCGCTGGTGCGCATGGCCTACCTCGGCTGCGAGTGGACCGGCGACGCCATGGGTCAGCTCAACCCCGTGCAGGAAGTCAACGCCGCCAAAATCAAGATCGAGACCGGGCTCAGTACCAAATCCCGCGAAACGGCCGCTCTCAACGGCGGCGACTGGGAGCGGGACGAAAAGCAGCGGGCCAAGGAGCAGAAGGTTGAGGCCGCCAGACTGCCGGCTGAACCGACAACCGAAGGGAATGCGTCATGAAACTGATCGACATCGTCAACGGCCCCTGGGCCATCACCCCCGAGATGCTCGGCGAGATCCAGCAGATCTACCACGCCCACGTGCGCGGGCCAAAGATCGACATCGCCGAAGTCGAAGCGCGTCTTGGCCGGCCGCTGAAAAACGAGGCGAAGAGCTACGAGGTGACCGACAACGTGGCGGTGTTGGCGGTGGACGGCCCGATCAGCAAGCGGATGAATCTCTTTTCGCAGATTTCCGGCGGCGTCTCCAGCGAGCTGCTCAAGCGTGATCTGGCCCAGGCCTTGGAGGACCCCACCGTCAAGGGGGTCATCCTCGCCATCGACAGCCCCGGCGGCACCGTCGACGGCACCGCCGAGCTGGCCCAGTTCATCCGCGAGGCCAGGGGCAACAAGCCCATCTACGCCTGGACCGACGGCATGATGGCCAGCGCCGCCTACTGGCTCGGCTCGGCCGCTGACAAGGTGTTTATCAGCAGCGGCACCACCATGGTCGGCAGCATCGGCGTGGTGGCCAAGCATGTCGACGTCAGCCAGGCCGAAGGAAAAAACGGTGTCAAGACCACCGAGATCACCGCTGGCCGCTACAAGCGCGTCTCCAGCCAGTACGAACCCCTCACCACCGAGGGCCGCGCCGACATTCAAGGCAAGATCGACGTCATCTATTCCGAATTCGTCAACGACGTGGCCGCCCACCGCGGCGTCACCGCTGATGAGGTTATTAACCGCATGGCCGACGGACGCGTGTTCGTCGGCCGCCAGGCGATCGAGGCCGGGCTGGTGGACGGTGTTTCCACCCTCGAGGCGCTGATCGCCGATATCAACCAACAGCAGGCCCCGGCCGGTGTCGCCCGGGCCGCAAACCAGAAAGGAACCAAGATCATGACTCTTGATCAACTGAGAGCCGATCATCCCGAACTGGTCGCGGCAATCGTTGCCGAGGCCACCGAGGGCATGACCGCCGCCGCCGACCTGCAGCAGCAGCTCGCCACAGCCAAGGCCGAAGGTGCCGCCGGTGAACTGGCCCGCATTCAGGCCGTCGAAGATCAGCTGATCCCCGGCCACGAAGCCCTGATCGGCCAGCTCAAGGCCGACGGCAAGACCACCGGCCCCGAAGCTGCCCAGCAGGTGTTGGCCGCCGAAAAAGGCGCCCGGGCCAAAGCCCTGGCCGATCTCGAAGAGGACGGCAACGCGGTTGTGGCTGCCGCCGAGGGCGGAGCCGGCCAGCAGGCCATGAAGCGCGCCGAGTTCAATGCGCTGGGGCACGCCGATCAGCGCGTCTTTGTGCAAGGCGGCGGCAAAGTCACCGACTGACCCTTAACCATTTAAGCCATAAAGGAGCAGCATCATGGCAAACACTCTCACTGGACTCCTCCAGTATGTCTACGACACCGTGGACGTGGTCAGCCGCGAAATGGTCGGCCTGATCCCGTCCGTCTACAAAAACACCAAAGCCGAAGAGGTCGCCAAGGACCAGAGCATCAGCTACGACATCGTGCCTGACGCTACCGCCTACGATGTCACCCCGTCCAACGCCATCCCGGCCCTCGACGCCACCACCGTTGGGGCCGGCACCATGAGCATCAGCAAGGTGCGAGGTGTCAAGTTCCATTGGACCGGCGAAGACGAAACCGCCATCGGCCGCGAGGCCAAAGAGGGCATCCAGAACAACAAGTTCGCCCAGGCCTTCCGCACCCTGGCCAACGAGATGGAAGCTGATCTGGCTGCGCTCTACGCCAAGTCGGCCCGCGCCTACGGCACCGCCGGAACCACGCCCTTTGCCACCGCCGGAAACTTCACCGACGCCGCCGAGGTGGCCCGCATCCTCAAGGACAACGGCGCGCCGCAGTCCGAACTGCGGCTGGTCATCAACAGCGCCGCCGGGGCCAAGATGCTCGGCATGCAGAGCCAGGTACACATGGTCGGCAGCGGCGACCCGCTGCGCCAGGGCGTGCTGCTCGACGTGCACGGCATGCAGATCCGCGAGTCGGCGCAGATCAAGAGCCACACCAAGGGTACCGGTGCCAGTTACGACACCGACCTGGGCGAATCCCTGGCCGCCGGTGATACCACCGTGCATGTCGACACCGGCACCGGCACCATCCTGGCCGGCGACGTGGTGACCTTTGCAGGCGACACCAACAAGTACCTCGTCACCACCGGCTTTGCCGGCGACGGCGACGGCGATGTTGTGCTGGCCGCGCCCGGCCTGCGCGGGGCCCTGGCCGACGGCGTGGACGTGGCCATCGGCAACAGCTACGCCGCCAACATGGCCTTTGCTCGCAGCGCCATCCACCTGCTCAACCGCCTGCCCAAAATGCCCGAGGGCGGCGACGCCGCCGACGACGTGATGATCGTGCAGGATCCGGTCAGCGGCCTGTTCTTCCAGGTGGCCCTCTATCGCGCCTACCGCTCGGTGCTCATCGAGGTGGCCAGCGCATGGGGTGTCAAAGCTGCCAAGCCCGATCACATGGCTCTGCTGCTCGGCTAACCCTAACCTCTAACCCGCGCGGGGCCTCACTCCCAGGCCAGAGGCCCCGCGCACCCTTCGAGGGACCATGCCCGCTGTCTGCAAACAGGAACCCCAGCTGCGCAGCCTCAACGAGCGCTGGGGCTCCCTGGACAAAAAGATGGACCGCATGGTCGAGGCCCTCGAGGCGCTGGCCGCGCAGAGGGTGGAGATCGAGCATCTCACTCAGCAGCAGCACGAAGACCGGGTCTGGCTCAAGGACCACGAGACTCGCATCCAGTCCCTCGAGCGAGCGCCCGGCAGCAGCGCCAGCAAGTTTTTGTGGATACTGATCGGCGCCTCGGTGACCGTTGCGCCGGGGATCGCCACCGCCATACTCGTCTATTGGATGCGGGGAGCGCCATGACCACCTACGACCCCATCTTGCGCAAGACAGTCGAGGAACACTTCCCCGAGCTGCTCGAACACTTCGGCCCCATCGGCTGGCTGTGGATCAAGGCCCAGTGCTGGGTCGAATCGCGGCTCGACCCGAAGGCCGTTTCGCCTGTCGGCGCCGCCGGACTGATGCAGTTGATGCCGGCCACCGACCTTGAGATCGACGGCGAGATCGACGGCACCCGCGACCCCGAGGGCAACATCCGCGACGGGGTGCGCTACCTGGCGCTGCAATACCGCCGCCTGGCCGAGGTCACCCCCCACGGCTCGCGGCTGCGGCTGGCCCTGGCCAGCTACAACGGCGGCCGCGGCTACGTCAACATGGCCCTGGCCCTGGCCCGCCAGGACGAAGGACTGCCCTTCGGTTACAGCGCCTGGCGCGAGGCCGGATCCCCGGCCGGATACTGGCAGACCTGGGAGCAGGCCAGCCGGTTTTTGCAGCACCCCTGCTGCCTGGTGCGCGGCCGCCTGCCCGACTACCGGCAGATCCTCGATTACGTCGAGCGCATCGATGAGCGGGCCCAGCAGTATCTGAAAGAGGTGACCGCATGTCCGAACCCGCCACAGGGGGCCGCTGCACCAACAGCCTGACCGGCCGCTGCACCGCCGCCGGCAAGGGCGCCCTGCGCTGCGCCGCTATCTGCTGCCCGGGCCACAAAGAGGAAAACGACCATGACCCTTGCCGAACTGAAAAAACGCGCCCGATCCGGTGACGTGCTGCTGGTCAAGAGCGAGAAGCCCGTCGGGGTGCTGATCCGCGTGCTGACCGGCGAGAGTACCAGCCATGTGGCCACGGTGGTCTGGGCGCTCGCCGACACTTGCCGCGAGCTGGTGGTCTACGAATTCGTCGAGGGGGTCGGCCACCAGGTCGTCAACCTCGACAAGTGGCTGGCCGACCGCCAGGGGCAAAAGGTCGAATATGGCGTCGCTCCGGTCGAAGTCCACGCCCGGCCGCACCGGGTCGCTGCCGCCGCTGAGTCCTACACCGACGCCGGGCGTCTCAAGCGCGGCTACGGCTACCTGTCGCTGATCAAGGTCTGGCTCAGCCAGCTGCTGCGCTGCCGGATCCCGGTGAGACAGAAGGTCTGCAGCACTTATGTGCAGGAGATCTGGCGCAGCGCCGGCTACGACCAGATCGGCCGCACCGCCGACCCCGGCGATATTGCCGAGCACTGCCAGGCCCGCTTTCCTTTGTGGAGGTGACGATGACCATCGACCCCGGCGAAATATTCGCCAGCGCTCTGGCCGACTTCGGCGGGCCGGTCACCATCGGCATCACCGAGCTCAGCGGCCTCTGGCAGGAGCCCATGGCCGCCCAGACCCTCGACGGCCGGGTGGAGATGACCGCCCCGGCGCTGCTGGTGGTAACCAGTGAGCTGCCGGCCGGCACCGTCCACGGCAGCGAGGTGGTGCGCGGTGCGGTCACCTACTACGTGCGGGGCATGGAGCCGGACGGGCTGGGCGCCACCCTGCTGATTTTGAGCGAGGACTGAGATGGCCGTTGACCAGCAGATATTCGACGCGGTGTGCAGCGCCCTGGGTGCGGTCGGCACCGTGCATAAGTGGCGGCCGAGCAACCTGGCGCAGAGCGAGTTGCCGGCCCTGGTGGTGCGCGACCCTTCGTGCCCGGTGAATGCCGCCGCCGAGATCGGCCGCTTCAGCCACAGCCTGAGCATCGAGATCGAGGGCATGGTCAAGGCCAGCGGCAGCCCGGCGCCGGCCAAGGCGGCCGAGGCGGCTCGAGCCCTGGTGGCATCCATCGTCGCCGCCATGGGCAGCGACCCGACCTGGGGAGGGCTGGCCGTGCGCACCACCTACAGCGGCCGCGACCTCGAGGTCGGCCAGGCCGAGGTGTCCGTCAGCGAGTGTACCGTCAATTTTATTATCGAGTATCGCACCGCAGCCTTTGCGACCTAAGGGAGACCATCTATGTCTGACAGCAACCGCACGCAACTTTATTACGTCGAAGAGTCGACCTGGGGCACCACCCCGGCCTCGGCTCTGCAGGAACTGCGCTTCACCGGCGAGAGCCTGGGCATGAACCTGGCCAGCGTCAGCAGCAACGAGATCCGCGACGACCGCCAGATCAGCGACCTGGTGCTCACCGACAAGGACCCGTCCGGCGAGATCAACTTCGAGCTCTCCGCCGCGCTCCTCGACGACCTGCTCGAAGGCGCCCTGTTTGGCGACTTCAGCACCGCGGTGGCGATCTCGGCCACCGACCTCAGCGCCGCCAACGCCGACAACAGCTTCAACTCGACGACCACCGATTTCACCGCTGAAAATATCAGCGCCGGCCAGTGGATCAAGGTGGCCGGCTTTACCGACGCGGCCAACAACGGCTTCTGCCGGGTCACCTCGGTGGCGGCCAGTAAGCTGGTGGTGACCGGTCTGACCCTGGCCGATGAGGCGGCCGGCGATACGGTGACCATGGCCGGCAGCATGCTGCGCAACGGCACCACCAAAAAATCTTACACGCTGGAAAAGAAGTTCGCCGACATCACCCAGTTCATCAGCTACACCGGCATGATCGTCAGCGAGCTCAACCTGTCCGTCGAGGCCGGGGCCATCGTCACCGGCTCCCTCGGCTTCATGGGCAAGGACGGCGCCATCGCCCAGGCCACCGTCGGCACCGGCGACCCCACCGCCGCGCCCACCGGCACGCCCTGCAACGCGGTGAGCAACGTGGCCAACCTGCGCGAAGGCGGTGCAGCGATCAGCGGCACCTATGCCAAGAGCCTGTCCCTGGCCCTCTCCAACGCCCTGCGCGGTCAGAAGGCCATCGGCGTGCTCGGCAACGCCGGCATCGGGGTCGGCCGCTGCGAGGTGACCGGCTCGATCTCTCTTTATTTCGAGGACGAGACCCTTTACGAGAAGTTCATCGATAACACCGAGACCAGCATCGACTTTCGGGTCATCGACGCCAGCGGCAACGGCTATATCTTCACATTACCAAGGGTCAAGTACAGCAGCAGCAACGACGCCGAGGTCTCCGGCGGCGACCAGGATGTGATGCTCGACCTGCAGTTCCAGGCCATCCGCCACGCCACTTACGACTGCACCCTGCAGGTGGATAAGTTTTAAAGGCTGTAACGAGTGATGAGTAACCAGTGATGGGTGAACACCGAAAGCCCATTCGATAAAGGAGCATGAACATGATCACCAACCTGCACCAGCTTTTCGCCACCGATGCCGCCGCCGAAACCGAGGGGGTGTGGATCCCCGTTTGCGAAAACATCGAGGTCAAGATCGCCCGCATGGGCAACGACAAGTTTCAAAAAGCCTACCGGCGCCTGTGCAAGCCCCACCGCAACCTGATCCGCCAGGGGCTGCTCGACAGTGCCACCGAAAAGCGCCTGCTCAAAGAGGCCCTGGCCGAGGGGGTGCTGCTCGACTGGCGGGGCCTGAAACAAGACGGCGCGCCGCTGGCCTACAGCCGCGAGGCGGCGCTCAAGCTGCTGACCGAGCTGAAGGATTTTGCCGATTTCGTCGCCGATGAAGCGCGGCGCCTCGACAACTTTCGTGAGCGGGACCTGGAGGGCGCAGGAAAAAACTGATCGGGGCCCTGGCCTGGGCCCTCAAGTGGGGCGACAAGGTCGAGTGGCTGGAGCAGCTCGTCGAGGACACCGGCAAGCTGCCCGTGGCCCTGCAAGAGCGGCCAGAGGTGTGGGATGAGCTGGTGCCGGTGTGGGATGCCTTCCACGCCCTGAGCCGCAGCCGGCCGGTCGGCTGCGGGCCCGGGGCGATCCTGATCAGCGAGATCCTGGCCTGGGCCGGTGCCTTTCCACCCGACGATCTGCCGGGCTTCATTCAACTGATTCAGACGCTGGACGAAGCCTGGCTCGAACACCAACGGAGCAAGGATGGACAAAAAGGTCAACATCCGGATCACCGCCAATGATCGCCAGGCGCAGAGCACCTTCAAGCGCGTGGAGAAGGGCTTTACCGGGCTGCAGCGCCAGGTCAAGGGCCTGCAGGGCATGCTCGGCTTTTTCGGCGGCGGCCTCGGCGCCTATGCCGGCTTTGAAGGGCTGCGGCGCTTCCTGACCGCCAGCATCGATGCGGCCCGCGCCGCCGAAGTCTCGCAGCGGCGCCTGGAGGCGGTGCTCAAGGCCACCGGCCATGCCGCTGGGCTCACCGCCGGCAACATCGAGGACCTGGCGCAGAAATACGCCCGGCTCACCGTGCTCAGCGATGAGCAGGTGCGGGACGCCGCCGGCACCCTGCTGACCTTCCGCAACGTCTCCGGCCAGGTCTTCGAGGAGGCCCTGGCCCTGTCCATCGACCTGTCGCAGACCATGGGTCAGGACCTCAAGTCGTCCATCGTGCAGGTGGGCAAGGCCCTCAACGACCCGGTGGCCGGCATCTCGGCCCTCTCGCGGGTGGGCATCACCTTCAGCGCCCAGCAAAAAGAGCAGATCAAGAACTTCGTCGAGATGGGCCGCCAGGCCGAGGCCATGCAGGTCATCCTCGAGGAGCTGCGCGGCGAGTTCGGCGGCACCGCCGAGGCCATGAACACCGGTCTCAACAAGGCCACCAGCGACCTGAGCAAGGAGTGGGGCAACCTGCTCGAGGCCTTCGGTCGCTCGGAAGGCATGACCACGGTGGTGGAGACCGTGCTGGGCGGCCTGGCGGAAAAGATGCGCGAGTTGACCGAGGCGATCGAGAACAGCCAGACGCCCCTCGAACTGTATCTGCGCACCGTGGCCAAGCTCGACCCGGGCCTGATCGGTATGGCCGCCCGGGCCGGTCTGGGCGATCTGCTGTATTCGCGGCAGGAGCAGCACGGCGCCAGCGGCTCCTGGGGCCCGGCAGAAGGGACCGGCACCGGCGGCACAACCGATCCGCCGCCTGTAGACCAGAAGGCCCTTGACAAGATTCAGGCGGTGATCGACCGGCTGCGCTTCGAGCAGCAGCAGCTCGACCGCACCGCCACCGAGCAGAAGGTCTACAACGAGCTCAAGCGCGCCGGGGTCTCGCTCAACAGCCAGGCCGGGCAGACCATCGCCGGCCTGGTGCGCGGCCTCGAGGCCGAAAAAACAGCGCAGAAGGCCGCCGCCGAAGCCGCCCGCGAGCACGCCGCGGCGCTGGAGAAGCAGCGCACCGACAGCCAGCTGCTGGCCGAACGCGGCGCGGAGCTCTACCAGGCCACCCGCAGCCCCTTCGAGCAGGTCAAGGAGCAGATCGCGGAGCTGGAGTTTTTACGCGGCGAGTGGATCGACGAGGCCACCTACCAGCGCGCCTACAAAAAACTGCTGCAGGACTACATCGACACCACCGACGAGATCAAGGTCGAGACCGAGGAGCTGTCGGAGGTCTGGCTGGAGGCGTTTCGCTCCATGCAGAACGTTGCCTCGGATTTCTTCTTCGACGTGCTCGAGGGCAACTTCAGCGACCTGGGCGATTCTTTTCGGGACATGGTCAACCGCATGCTCGCCGACTGGGCGTCGGTCAAGGCCATGGAGGGCCTGTTCGGCTCCAGCTTCGCCAGCAGCGGCGAGCTCGGCGGCCTGCTCGGTGCCGGGCTGGGGATTCTCGGCGGGGCGTTTTCCGGCGGGTCAACGGCGGTAACCGGAGCCAACCCCTCTGCGGGCGGGACCTTCGCCATCGATCCCTTTCCCAAAAGGGCTGGCGGCGGCGCGGTCTTCCCCGGTCAGTCCTATCTGGTCGGCGAGCGGCGACCGGAGATCTTCACCCCGCAGATGCCCGGCACCATCCTGCCCAACGCCGCCGGCGCCAGCATCAGTGTGCCGGTAACGGTGACCAACGGCAACCCGGCCCTGGCCGCCGAACTGCAGAGCCGCATCGAAAGCACGGTAGTCGACGTGCTGCGGAGGCATAGCTGATGGCCAACATGAGTCTGGGCGGCACCACCTTCGCCAGCAACCCGTCGAAAATCAACCCGGTGATCGGGCCCGAGCGCAAGGTCGCCAAGGTGGCCACCTACAGCTCGGTGGCCTTTTTCTCCTGGGGCGCGAGCATCGTCGGCCGGGTCATCACCCTGAGCTGGGAGCTGATGCCTACCGCCCAGTATGCCGCGCTGCAAACCCTGTATGCCGCCGACGCGGCGGTGGTGTGGGATCCGCAGGACGGCAGCGGCAAAACCTACAACGTGGAGATCCTCGACTTGACCGGCGACTATTTCGTGATGCTGGCCGACGCGGCCGACAACCACCGCCAGAATGTGACCTTGCCGCTGCTCATCCTCAGCGAGGTTTCCTGATGGCGCTGACCCTCGACGCGACATTACAGACCGCCCAGGACGGCGACAACCACCGCCCGATTGTGGATCTGACCGTCAGCAAGTCGGTTGAGGACTACCCCCTCACCGGCAATTACCTGACCCACGACAACGACCAGGACTGCTCGCAGCCGCTGCTGCTCAGTGACGGGCGGCTGGCGATAGTCCATAGCGGAGCAGGGGGGAACGGCGACAACAAAGAGCTGCGGGTGGTCTTCTCCGATACGGAACAGACCACCTTCGACGCCTTTGTGGCGGTGGATGATGAGGCCTACGAAGTCATTGAAAACCTTGACGCTGTGGTGCTGGACGACTCCGATACCATCGGCGTGATCTGTACCCGGCGCAACAGCAGCGACTTAGACATCCGCTCGTACAAGGTAGGCAGCACTGGCACCAAGCTGTCCGACAATCTGGTTAGCGACTCGGACACGACCTATTTCAGTTCCGGTGTTGCGGCGCTGAAAAAAGGCACTGACGACTTCGCCGCCTTCTGGCCGGAGGCGACGGACGGCACCAACTGGTATCTCTATATGTCGGCGTCTACGGACTTCTCGACCTGGGGCAGTCCCGCCGCCCTGTCCATCGGCGGGCTGACCAGCACCCGCATCATCAAAGACCCGAAGATCCTCAAGCTGGCCGACAATTCGTACTTCATGGTGTTCAGCTACGAAAGCACCAAGAACGATTCCGGCTCTATCTATAACCTCTACTACACCACAAGCTCCGACCTTTCCACCTGGGCCGATGCCGTCGCCATCACGACCAACACCAACATGAGCAAGGATTTCAGCCGGCCAGACTTGGTGCAAAAGTCCGATGGCACTCTGTTCGCTTCGGTGCTGGAGCAGAACGCCTCCATGTACCTGGATGATACAGATATCCCAGGTGTCAGCCGATTCAATCTTGGCTCCTGTTGGTATTCATCCTCTGCGGGCAAGTTGTACTTTGCTGGAGGCAGTGTCAGTGGCAACCACGCCTTTGGTGCTGTAATCGACCTCGCCACCTTTGTTATCGAGAAATATTACACCAATACAACCACTCCTGCTATTCCTGATTACTTCTGGGAGGCGGCGCATGGCACCTCGAACAGCTTGGGCGAAGAACATCTTATCGTTCTCGTTGCCAGCGAGGGCGTCTGCATTATCGACACCGATGCGGACACCATTACACCCTATTATTTTACGGACCTATCTGCAACGTATGGCGCAGGAGCGGCTTTAAATGTAAATATTGATCGACCCACTGACGGGTGGTACGGCACTTTCCCCAGTAATATTGCTTTTGCACAGGTGGATGCAACGGCCAATCGCCTTTATGTGTGCCTAAGCTCAGCCTATTATTACAACCATGAACTCTTGTTTGGGTATATTGACCTGACCGACACTACCCCGCCCCATGATTATGTTATGCAGGTTGAGGATTATTCCGGCACAAATGGTCGTACTGGATTTACAAGGGCCAAATTCTACCCTGATGATGATTTGTTTGTTGCTGCTCGTGCTAGTAGTGGTGCGAGTGGTGCAGGCTATTTGAAGCTGTGGACACCATCTGAAGGTGTATTGTTGAAGCAGTATGAGCGCACAAGCTATCCAGAATTCCCACACGGAGGGTTCTATGATGCTACCTACGCTAATGGGAAAGTATGGGCCTTGGTCAACTGGGATGATGGTTATGCTGCTGATGAGTATAAAAAGGGCCTGGCAGAAATTGATTTGGACACAGATCAAATCATTTACCATGAGCCAACTTGGTTTGATGCTGCTAGTGACGGGCTTAGTAAAATGTCCTACTGTGCCGATACCACTGAGCTAGTAATGTTTGGCAATGAAGGGCTGGCAGTATTCAATATCACAACCTACACTTGGACTTCTTACCGTGACATATTCGCAGGCACTTATGGTAGTTGGACTCCTATCTATTACCCAACTGCCGATGTGTTCTTTCTACCCTATCAAACTGGTGGTGGTGTAAACACAGATGGTAAGTTGTATATGCTGCCCCGTAATGGCACCTTAGATATTTCAAAATACGCTACAGGTGAATTTACGACCTCTTGGGATTTTGCGGATTTAGAAACATTAGTTTATGGCTATAATGCTACTGATTTAGCATTAACTATCCAAGGTGATGACTCAATATACTTCACTTGGACAGATGATACCAAGTCTGAATCATGGATTAAATGGGATAAAACCGGCGCAGAACTCGACTGCCTCGAATACCTGACCGGGGAGTTGAGCGTGACCCACAGCATCGACGGTTCGCCCAACCGGTTGGAGTTCACCCTCAGTCACGGGCATCTGTTCGACCCGGCCAACACCAACTCAATCCTCAATTTCTACCTACAAAAAGGCAACAAGGCGACCCTGCGAATGGGCGAGACGGTTTCCAGCGTCAATTACTACGCCAACCAGGGCAGCTTTTTAATCAGCGAGATTTCCACCGGCTACCAGAAGGGCACCTATCCGCTGGCCAAGGTCGTCGCCTATGACCGTAGGGTGCTGTGGGACGCCCACGAGGTCGATGTTTCGGCCTTAAGCGAAACCTATCCCGAGGACGCCATCAAAGCCCTTGTCACTGCGGAGATGGGCGATACCGCCGACGACTATGACCTGCCGACCTTTGATGGGCGCTTTTCGTTTGACGCGCAGTGGATCGACACCCGCCTCAAAGACATTGTGGAGCAGATCGCCAACCGCTTCGGCTACTTTCTGACGCTGGATGTGGACGACAAGCTCACCGCAAGGTTGATCTCCGACAGCAACAGCGTGGACCACGCCTATACGGCCACCACGCAAATTGTCAATTTCACCCCTGACGACACCTTTTCCGATTTCGTCAACCGCCTCGTCGTGACCGGCGAAAGCCTGAACGATACCGAGGTGCTCTACAACGAGGAGCGCATCACCGGCTTGTCGGGGACGGTGGGCTGGTGGGGCTTTAAGAAAGATAAGACGGTCTGGTACAGCGATGACAAGAGCAAACGGGTCAGGTTCCCGCGCCTGGAGGTCTTGGAGAGTTCGTCGGGCATCCTCTTTCAAATGGCTGGCGATGTGCGCGAGAGCATCGAGGAGATCGACGAAGACGACCAGTACTGCGTGGTGGAGATTTCAGCACCGAATCTGGTGCCGGTACTCATTGCCTCCATCGCCATGTACTTTGCCGGAAACAAGATTGGCGATGTGACGGTCGGCATCGGTGGCGGCTACACCATCCCCTTTGGCCGCATCGTGGAAGGCACCGGCCTCTATCTTGCCCTGATGGTCCTCGGCTCGGTGGGCAATTATCAATATGAAATCTACGGCAGACCTGTGGGTTATGTGCGCCGCTCCGTTTCAGGGCAGGCCGACGACCTGGACCTGCAACAGCGGATAGGTGTGGTGGTCGCCAACAAGATCGAAGGGTTTTTGACCGACACCGCCGCCCGCTGTACTGAGGTGGCCGATTTTGAACTGATGCTGGCAAGACTGCAACGCAGCCGCGCCAAGCTGATCAAGACCGCCCATTTGCAGGACCAGGAAGGCGACACCATCACCTTTCCCCACCCGCACACCGGCAACACGGTCACGATGTTTATTACCGACATCAAGCGGCGCTATCAGCCGACCAAGGACGGGCACTTTCTCGACGACATCGAAGGGTGGGTGCTGTAATGCTGCACCAGTACGGTAAAAGATTTCTGCGGCAGAAGACCCAGCGCGAAACCGCCAAGCGCATCGAGACGCGGGACGCGATTCTGTGGGACATCTTCCCCGACGACAAATACTGCCGGGTCAAGATCCAGGGCAGCAACACGCTGATAAAAGCCCAATACCCCGAAAACTGGCAGCAGACCCCGACTTACCTCAAACCGGGCAACGCGGTCAGAATCCAGCATGTCGGCGGCAATCGCAACCGGGTGGTCATCGTCGGCAACGGCGCAACCATTCCGACCCCCACCGGGGCGAGCATGTTCCCCACCGCCAGCGCAGGGCCGGATGCGGTGCTGGCGGGGTGCAAGGTTAAGGCGACGGACGCGGGGATGTACGTCTATATCGAAACCGGCACCTACCGTATCGACGGAACGACTTATACCCTGTCGGCAATGACAGCGGCAGAAAGCAATATTGCAACCGCCGCCATGGGCGTGCCGATTGACGCCACACACTGCGTCAAGGCCATCGACGCGGCAAGCTCGACCCTCTATCGCTTCGATCTGCTGGCGGTCGGCACGGACGGCACCGTGGACCTTATCAAGGGTACCAGCGCAGCTACCCCAGTGATGCCCGACACGCCCACAGACCATGTGGCGCTCGGCTGGGTATTTATTCCACCGGACACCACCGACATCACCGACGCCTTAATCAATCGCCCCTTTGCCGAGCCGGTCGCCTCGACCCTCGATGTCACGGTGGCCGACGACGATCTGGCGTGGGCCGAAACCTCGACCACCATCACCGTCGCAGTCTTGGACCAGTACGAAAGGGCCATCACCGGCACCAACTGGGGCATCCTCGGTGAGTTCGTGGACGGCAACGGCACCCTGGACGGGAACAGCACGGAAACCAACTACACCGGCACCGGCAGCAACAGCACCACCTTTACCTATGCGAGGGGGCTTAACGATCCAGGCGACGAAAGCCCTCGGCTGAAATTCAGCCTGACCCAGAACCCCGATGTGCAGATGCAGACCGTTATTCTGCTACGCGATGCCAGCGGCGACATCATGATTTAGGAGGCACATGGAAACACTACTTGAGCAGATATTGGCCGAGCTGAAAGAACTCAACCGGCAGGTGGCAGCGACCAATCAAGCAGGGCAGACGAAAATGGGCGAGGCCGATGCGCTGATGAAGAACCTGTTTGCCTCCCTGCCTGCCAGTTTGGTGAAAGGGGTGAACGGTGGCGACTAACAATTATACAGAGATTACCACGGCTTACAGGTTCCGTGCCTCGGAGCTTAATGTGCCACTTGGCGAACTGGACAAAGCTATCACCTATGCCAAAAACGTAATTGTTCATTGTGATGGCTCGGTTACATATAACAGCGGAACTGGACAGTTGGCTTGGTCTGGCACGCTGCGCATCCTCTTTAACAGGGAGGATGGAAAGGCCATAGAGAACACCGTGGCCACCGGCAATGTGACCCTTTCAGACAATCAGTTTGCCTACGTTGATCTGAATGAGACTGATGCCACTGCCCTGACGGTCTATGCTGCCTCTGTAACCACTGATGCTGCTTCTAACTTCCTAGCAGTGGGTCGCTTGGTCTTAGGCTATCGGAACACAGCCAGCGACGAATACTTCCCAGTGGCCCTTTATGTTGGTGGCTCTGGCAGCGGAATCAGTAACGTGGTCGAAGATACTACCCCACAGTTGGGCGGCGATCTCGACCTCAACCAGAAGTGCATAGACATCAGCACAGCCCTTGGTACTGACCTGACCGCTGTGGGCCTGATTGATTCTGTGACGGTTGATACCAATGCCACTGGGGTTGGGGCTGCGCTCTATATGGCTGCCGATGGGAATTATGATGAGGCCGACGCTGATGCCGCTGCCACTATGCCGGTCACGACGCTCGCCCTTGAGACAGGGACTGGCACCAAGGAGATACTGCTTCAGGGTTATATTAGAAAGGACGCTTGGTCTTGGACCCCTGGAGGCCTGATCTATGCCGATGTAACCACGGGGGCCTTGTCACAGACGGCACCCAGTGGCTCAGGAGATCAGGTGCAAGTAGTTGGTTGGGCAAAGTCTGCTGACATCCTTTACTTCAACCCATCCTTGGTGTTGGTGGAGGTGGTTTAGGGGGAATCATGGCAGATACTATTTATCGGTTCTACATCGACAATGTTCAGGGAGGTACGAGCCATAGTAATGTTGCTATGGCTGAAGTTGAATTGCGTTTGTCAATTGGGGGAGCTGACCAGACAGGGAGCGGGACAGCGGATGCCAGCGGCAATATTGGTTCAGGTTATGTTGCAGCCAAAGCCATTGATGATACTAATTCAACCATGTGGAACTCCGGCTTTAGTGCTGGTAATTCATGGTGGCAGGTGGCTTTTCCTACTGATCCCGGCACCATAGCACAGTTAGCTGTTCGAGCCAGAGAGAGTTTTTTGGATGACACCCCCACTGAGTTCCGTGTAGTTAAATCAACTGACGGCGGCAGCAGTTTTCAGCCTATATGGGAGGACTTTTCAACAACTGCGGATTGGACAGGATCTGAACTACGCACATTTATTCCTGTTGAACTTCAAGGATGGGCGCACAAGATTGCTGGCATCACCCCAGCCAACGTCAATGGGGTTGCTGTCGCAAACATTGCCTCCATCAACGGGGTTTAACTACACTTTCCCCGCCCGAATGCAAGATGCTCTGCGACGGCACCAACATGGTGCAGATGACGCCCGACTGGTAGTGTTGGTTACGCTTGACAGGCCCCTGGTTTTGGGCCAAAATGTCCCTGCGCTACAAACCGAATTTCGCATACTTACGCGACGATATGTAGAGCAAAAAGCAACACTTCCTGTTTAATATCGGCAGGTTGCAGAAATTTTGATTGCCGCCCTAGCTCAGCTGGTAGAGCAACTGAGCGCAAAAAGTGCTATATGACGCCGAAGCTATTGAAGCTTCGGCGTTTTTGTTTGTTTTTGCTCTACAGTGGACGCTTTTTAACAATGTCGAAAAGCGGAAAAGCTGTTTAATCTCGGGGCTTTGCAATCTGTAGAGTTGAGCCCTTTTTTTGGGCTATTTTGGTTTTTGCTGGGGGCAGATGGATGCGGGCGAGGCGGTCGCCGTTGGCTTTGCGCGGGAAGCGGTATTCGATGAGAAGGTAGTTGGCAAAGAATCGGATCGTCTCGACGACGGCAGCGATAAGGTCGCGCTGGTCTTCGAAATCGAGCAGCTCGAATTCTGCGCGGGTGATGGCAATGGCGCCCCAGTTGGGTGCGCTCCGCCGCTGGCTGGCGAGCTGCTCCCGGCGTTTTTTGAGGCCGCCGAGGGTGGCTTCGATTTGGCCCCGTTTTTCTTTGGCGTCGGCGAAGTCGATGATGCCTTCAGTGATGGCGGTGACCAGGCGTCGTTTTTGTTCGATGGTGTCGCGCTCCTCGCGATCGATGTCGGCGAGTTGTTCGTCGGTGGTATCTTCCGCCTGGCTGGCCCGCCACCAAGTGGAGAGGTCATCGCCCAGGGCGAGGGTGCCGAAGATGTTGACCAGCACACGGTCATCGATCAAGGCCTGGGGGATCATGCGGCTGTTATGGCAGCTTCTTCGGGTGTCTTTGGCCGTGCAGCCATAGTAGTCGATGAGGCTGCCGTCTTTGCGGGGCCGGGAGGCTTTCCAGGCGCGGGCGGTTTTGCCGCAATAGCCGCAGTAGAAGAGATCGAGGTTGGATAGCAGGCCGGCGGCGTTACGGCGGCGATAGCCGCTGCCGCTGGTCCCCTTGCGACGGCCGGCGCGGATGCGCTCGGCCTGATCGGCGTCCATGACGGGAGGCCATTGGCCCTGGATTAGGTCGCCGTTGTCGGGGTCGCCGCGCAGCCCCTGGTTGAAAAGCAGCCGTCCGTCGGCGATGGCTCGGCGGACAGTAATGACCGGCATGCCGGTCTGTTCGGAGATGCTGCGGGCGCTGTACTGCTCGGCCAGCTGCCAGACATGCTGCATTTGTTTCAGCAGGTCTGGGTCAACGGTTAGGCCGCCAAGGTTTTTGTCGTAGACGTAGGGGGCCGGTGGGTTGCCGGAAAGGTATTTGCCTGCGCGGAAGGCTTCGCGCCGGCCTTCGGCCATGCGCCCCTGCAGGACTTTCATCTCGACGGAAGAGAAACCGCCTTCCATGAGCAGCAGCATCCAGTCGCTGTGCTGCTGAGGGTCGAGCATCCGCGAGGGGGTAGCGAGTTTGACGCCGTGCTCGACACAGAGATTGAGCCAGGAGAGGTAGTCTTCGAGGGTGTCGTCGCGACTGAGGCGTGAGAGCTCGATGACCAGGATGACCTGCACCCGCCCTGCCCGCACGTCGGCCTCGAGGCGGGAGCGCTGGCGCAGGTCTTCGGTTTTGCCCTTGGCGGCGCTGGCATGGCCGTCGTCGTAGACCTGGACCCGCCATCCCTGAGCCCGTGCGTGAGTGGGCAGCTGCTCACGCTGCACGGTGAGGCGGTGTGAGGGTTTGTTTTTGTCTTCGCGGCTTTTTCGGATGTAGACGGCGGCAGTCATGGTAACAGCTTAGCAGGTGGTACGGTTATAGAATCTAGACTTTGATGCGCCAGTCTAATGCTCTACTTTTTTTCAGCAGATTCCGCTGGGATCAATGACTGGGGAAGGAATAGTCCGCTGACTCCCATCTGGCCGAGCATGTCGATCAGATGCTGTCGCACGCTCGGATAAAGCTGGTTGGCATAAATTTCAGTAATGGGCTCGTAATCTTTCGCTGAAAGCTTGTCGTCGGCCAAAAGGTAGTTTGCAATGAACTTGCAATTGATCTTTATGTCCTCGTTGTCGGGCTCTTCTCCATCGGCCTTCCCCACCAGGTTGGTATTGGTGCGTATAGCAAAGCCAGGTGGGCCTCCATCAGGATAAGCTGCGAAGTTTACCTCATGCTTTAGCTCAAACTGATATTTTGCGGCCTGTTCATTGTGATCGCAGAACTCGCAATCAGTGGACAACAACCTGATTCTGGTCAGCTTTGGGATTGTCGCGACGGATAAATCCATGGGTTTTCAACTCTCCTACTAGAGACTGCGTATCGACGGGGAATGTCCCTCTGTACTCAAAGATGTGACGGTGCTCCACCACATCTTTGTCGGTTTTTTCTACGCGGGTCTTGATTGCCTGCCTGGTGAGCTCATTTAGTGTAATGTCTTCCAAATGGGCCACCTTGGCAGCCTGTTGGTGGAGTTCAGGCCCAACTCGCACATTGAAAGTTCCGCTAAAGGGTTTGTCTGGACTCGCCCCAAGCTCTTCGCAGGTTTCGAGATAGTCGTCGACGGCAGCTGCAAACTCCGCTTCGAGCTGTTCGTATGTTTCGGCTTCATAGGTAACAAGGTCGTTCACGAATAGGATTTTGCCAAAGAGACATTTGTCTTCCTGGCTAAACTCCATTGATCCGGAATATCCCTTATATTTGAACACTTTTTTCATGGTGTGACCCCCAACTCTTCTAGGTACTCTATCGTCTGGTCGATAACATAACTTTTTATGGTGCTTTCAGGATGGGGTTTGTGGAAGCTGAGCTTGCGCCCAATTTCGGGGTGGTAAAACTTGTAACGCACGCTTTTTTTATTGATTGTTTCGAACCCGAGCGAATTTAGCAGCGTTACCAAATCATCCCATTCGAAATTGCGCGGACGCGTAAAAAGTTTTTCGAGCAGTTTTTCTTTCTTACTCATATCTTATACCAGGCCAGCGGCTATGTGCAACCGCGCGTTAGTTGCAGACGTGAAGGTTAGTCGATACGGACGATAGAAGTAAAGTAAAAAATGTCATACATCTCACGGCAGCTGAAACGGCTGACCGCAGGAATGGCATTTCAGTTGCGGCCTGGCTAAAAAATCAAAGGCCGTTCGGGGTGGTGCCACGGACCAGCAGATCAAAGAGACAGATCAGCGTGACCAGGATGGACACCACGGCGAACACCTTGGATACTGGCGGTTCTGATCTTTCGCCAGTGCGCCCCAAAAACGAGACCATGCGAGCGATGATGTAAAAGCCGATCATGAGTCCTATGGTGACGAGCATGGGAGGTCCTCCTGTTTTGTGGTGACAGTCTAATTCTTACCTTGAATGCAAGCTGCCATTGCATTAATGGTTTTGTTTACGCCCACGATCATCCCGCGGCTCCGAATTTGTCGTCGGCTTTCTCTTGCCAGCGCATCTGCTGGCCTTGGTAGCGGTCTTCTTTTTCAGACCAGGAATCCTCGAGCGTTTCCAGTCTTTCGTTTAAAGCGTCCAGCTTCTTCTGGGCGGCATCGATTTGTTTGGGCGTGTTTTCTTCCTCGTCGTTTTCAATAATCTCCTCAAGAGCTTCGATCTGCTCGCTCAGGCTGGCTTCTTTCTGGTAATACTTTTGCTCCTCTTTATCCCATTTGAGATCGCGGAAATATAGCTTGCCCTTTGCGGAGACAACCACGGCCAGGAGTCTTTTGCAAAAAGGGCAGTCTTGCTCGGTGAGTTTTTTCCAGCCGCCCTCTTCGTAGGCGTCGAGATAAGGTTCGGCTTCTGGGGTGCCCTCGATCTCGACGGTCAGGTTGATGCCGCACATGGGGCAGTCGGCCGAGGGCCGGCAGACGGAGGGCTGGTGGGCCTTACCCTTTTTCGGCTGACTCCACGATACGATCAGATAGACCGCCACTGCTCCGGCGAGGATCCAGAAGAACATCTCCATGCTTTTGCCCCTCTCTTTTCAGCGTTTCTCCAAGTTTTTTCTTGATGAGCCACTTCTCTGCTGCGCGGACCGTTCTGGCCGTGTAGGCAATCCGGTCTCTGCCGCCGCGACTGACGGCCCGCATGCAATAGACAACCTCTCGTTCTTGCGCATTTACTGTGATCGTCATGTGATGCCCTCCATGTGGAAGAAATGTTATCGCATGAAGGGCACACTATAATAGTTCTTTAACTTATTGCAGTCTATTTAATTATTTTATGCGCCGCTACTCTGAGCGTTTTGCCTGTTCTGCGGCCCAGGTGGCGTGGATGAGATAGTCGATGTGCTGACGTGCTTCTTCGGGGAGGGATCGGATCATGATCTCGCGGGTGATCTCCTGGGGAGTGAGCTCGATGGGGTGGCTGCCGTACTGGTCCTGGACTTCGGCGATCACCAGGCGTGACAGGTCGGCGTCCAGGTGCGCGGCTTCTGCTATCTTTTGGTGCGGCTCTCCCTTTCCGGTTTTAAGCCATTCAACTGGCCTCTCAGATATCTGAGAGGCTTTTGCTATCGCCCCGTCTGGAACTACCCCCGTTTTTCTCCAGTTGCCAACTAAACCCGTTGATTTGGAACCAAGTTTTCGGCAAAGGCCGACATCACTGGTGACGCCAAGAGCCTCCTTCATCCGGGAGATAATTTCCGTTATATCAATTTTCTGAGTGTTTTCCGTTGACACTATCAAATTCCTGATATATCGTCATTACAGACGTTGGAAAAAACCAGGCCAACCCTAACCAGGAGGACAAACCATGCGAACCGTTGATTGCCCGCACTGTAAGAACAGGGTCGATTTGGCAAAGAAGATCCGCCTGAAGCGTTGGGCTCTCAAATCGCTTATGGCTGGTGAATCTTTTGTAGTGACCTGTGGCGAGTGTGATGAGCGGTTTGTTGTCCGAGCCCAGGTCGCCTTTGAGACTGTGCCTAATCTTTCGCTGGCAGGTGGTAGTACATGTCGATGGCGGCATCATCCGCCGGATTTTCTCGGCACACCTGGTCTTCGAGCTTTGACCGGAGAGCATCGACGGCCTGCCAGGCATCGGTGGCGAGGCTGGCCAATTTGAGCGGATAGGCCTTGCTCAGGTCTGCGGACAATTTGACGAGGCTTTCGCGAATCTGAAACAGCTCTTGGCCGAGTTGGCGATGTTCTTCGATGGTGATCCCGGACTTTTTGGGCATTGGCTGATCCTTTATTTACGCTGCGAAAAACGTCTTAACCCTAACCAGGAGGCCAGCCCATGAAAGACGTTTTCCTTCAGGAGTAACTTTCATGAAAAAGCCGACGATAACCCTTCACTGTGATGCCCGTAAAGCAACGGCGGCGATCGAAGAACTCAAGACCGCCCTAGAGCTCGATTTTGATGTCCTTCGGCATTCTGTCCAGGACTTTTTCGACGGACTCGATAGCTTGGGCGACCTGCTTTGCATCAAGCCGGCCGGAACAGAAGGGACAGACGCATTCTACAGCCTTGAACCATCTGACCGTTTTGTTGATTTTCTTGCCGCAATGAGGGCAAGGCAATGACATTGGCTCATTTGGTTTCATGACAATAACCTCTCTTGTTTCGGTGAAACCCTAACCCAGGAGGCGGTGATGGATCAGGTAAAAGAAACACCACGGTGCCCAAACTGTCCCTTTTCCTCAGGCATCAAGATTGAGGTGGTCATGAAGCCTGTGGATTGGCAGGCAGCGGCTCCTGATCTGATTGCTGGTATTTCACGTGCGGTTTCGCAGGTCTTGCGAGCGTCTCGGTGAGATCGGATGGTTTTTAACCCCGCTCCAAGTTAGTCAGTACCGACATTAACAACAAGTAAGGGTTTTCGCAAATGAAAAATTCACCCCCCGTACACGTCAATTCTGCAGCTACCGCTGAGGCTGTCCGGGCCAAGTATGGCTCGGTGCAGGAGTTCTGCCGGCAGGCGGCGGTGCATCCGGATACGTTTTACCTCGCGCTGCGCGGGAAGCGCGGCCTGACCCGCAAGAAGAGCCAGGCGGCGCTGGTTCTCAAGCGGTTGGATTCCGAAGGCCTGCTGGAAAAGGCTTCTTAATTTTTTTTACCAAAATTCACACAGGAGTACACAGGAGACAATTACCCCTCTGTACTCCTGTGTGGAGATAAGGCCGCGATGTCACAGGGCAGTCTGCCATTTGTCGAGAAAAAAGAAGAGGTGCCGGACGTGACGATCCTCCGTTGCAGGGACCTTAAGGCGGCGATCCGGCTCTGCTACGAGGTGTCGGGGCTGCCTCTCAAGGAGCTGGCGTTTCACCTGGAGATAGACGAGCGGCATCTGACGCGGATGATGGCGAACAACCCGAACGATCAACGGCATTTTCCACCAGATGAGATCCAGCGCCTGATGGATGTTTGCCAGAACGAAATCCCGCTGCGCTGGCTGGCGCTGACGCGGGGGTACGGCCTGCACAAGCTGAAAAGCGAGTTGGAGACGGAGAACGAAGAGTTGCGCTGCCAGCTGGAAGAGCAGCAGAAGGAAATGGAAACCATCAAAAGGTGGTTGAAGGAAACCCGCGCCGCGTAGAAGGAGATGCACTGATGGCTGTTCAGCCTGAAAAACGCAAGCCTCAGATCAAGCGTGAGTGGCTGACGGATGCGCAGTGGAATCACATGGATCAAGTGTTGTTTCCCTTACTGAAGCGTCTGAAAGCTAAGGCGCAGGCGCGGATGGCGGAACTGGAGCGGGGGCAGTGATGCAAGAAGTCAAAGTCTGGGTTAGCGAAAAGAAGGTTGCGGGAGCGATCCCGTCCGAGGTCGACGGCGTGTTTGCCTCTCTGCAGGCCGGTCTGGCCGCGATCGAGCAGGAGTTCCGACGTGTAGTGTCTCGGGATAGAGACCGGTGGGAGCAACGGAAGTTGGCGATGGAGAAAATGGCCGCCCTGGAGCAGATGGCGCTGAGTGTTGTGGCCGGTAGCATCGTTAGCACTGTGGAGTCGATGCGGGCACGGATCCGCCGGATGGAGAAACAGGCCGATTTCGCAGACAGCGGTCGCTCGTTGGTCCTTAGCTGTTGGGGCAAGGGCTTAAATGGCCGCGCCTGGATCAGGCGCCGGGAAGACGATTCGATCGTAATTGAACTGTCCCTGGATGACAAGGAACGTAAATGTCTTGGCGTCAGGCAAGACTACGCAACGGCAAAATCGTTTGATGCCGCTTATGGCCGCACCCTGGAGAAGAAGTCGGAGATCGATGCTGAGCTTGAGGCGATGATGGCCAGGTATCTCGAAGGGTTGGCGGAAGGAGATTCCTGCGCCACGGACCTTAAAGAGAGTAGCGCTTGACGGTCTGACTTGACCCCCGCCGGGCTTGGCGCCTCCCGGATCCGTGACAAAAAGGCGCGCTTGTAACCCGGCGGGGGAGTCGCCCCTCCTGCCTTCCCCGCCGGGCGCTGTGATTTTGTGGAGGGGATGCGTTGTATTGACCCGAAGGAGGATTCCCATGAGCAGATATATCTGTATGTGCTGTGAGGCCGACCTGGGCGAGGCGGACACGCCGGAGGATAGTCACGGCATTTGCCGCCGGTGTTATCGGCAGCGGATGCGCGAGATTCCTCTCTGGCAGCGCATTAAAGCCACGGCAAAGGTGGACGGCTGGAGTGCGGTGTTCGGCTGGGGCACAATTTACGCGGCGATGGGGCTGTGGGTGCTGGCCCTGGTGCGCGAGGGGTTGTCGATATGAGGGCGCTGCTGGTGATCGCTGCGGTGCTGCTGCTGTATGGGGTGGCGGGTACGCTGGATCTGCGGGATCTGGTGGCGGCTGAGGTGGAGACGCGGTTTGTTCAGGTGTTGCCATGAGCCGGGGTCGCCAGTACAGCCGTTCGCTGATTCATGGGATGGACGATGCCGAGGCGCAGATCCGGGCCGATCTGAGCAGTGGGGTGCGGACGTTGACGCGGGAGGAGATCGCTGAGCTTGAGGTCTCGCTGACGCCGCCGAAGGAACAGGCGGGCGATTATCGGGAGAGGGCTTATGTCTGACATCAGCATGCGGGGTGCGTTGCCGGAGAAGGAAAAGGATCTCCATTGTCCGCTGATGGGCGCGGGGCCGAAGCCGAACTATTGGAAGGCGTCGTGCCAGGAGCGGTTGCGGGAGAATAACTGCCGGCTGAAGACCTGCCCGGAGCGGAAGGCTTTAAAGCCGAAGAAGGAGGCGAAGGTGGCGCAGAAAAAGATTAAGCGGACCTGTTCGGTGGAGGGCTGCGACGAGCCGCACCTGGCGAAGGGGTTGTGCAAGAAGCATTACTGGAAAAAGAAGACGGCTGAGCGGGGGAAGCAGGAGAAGAAGGTTGACCAATGCCTTGAGTGTAAAGAGGTGAAGCCGTTCATTGGCCGGGGGCTGTGCCGCGCTTGTTACGGTCGCTTTAAACGGGCTGGGACGTTGGACGACAACTATCCGGTGTTGCGGGGCAAGGAGGCGGCCCGAGCGGTGATGGCGACGCAGGGGAAGAAGCAGGAGCCTGTTGAGGTGCCGGCTGAGTCGGTAGTCGAAGAGACGCCGGTTGCGCTCGAGGTGAATCCCGAGGCGGCCCCTGAGCCCCAGGAGGAACAACTGGCTGACCCCGCACCCCCGATCGATCCGGCTGATGGTCGGGTGGTCTTGACCTTTGGCGAGCGGGATCAGGACTTGTTGTCCGGTCTTCTTGAGTGGGCTGAGGATGAACGCCGCACCCTTGAGCAACAGATCCTGGCGGTACTGGACCATGCCAACGCCCTGGCGGTGGACGGTCGACTGCCGAGGGCGGCGTCATGAGGTCGGGGATCGTGGTGGAGTGCAAGACTTGTCGCCAAGCGGGGCGGTGCAGCGATAGGGCGGCCATGCAGCGTGAGAGTTTGTTTGCGTGGGGTCGTCGTGAGCCCGCCCCGTCATGCAGCGATTATGATCCGCGCTATCACCACGGCATCGAGGGTGTCTTCGCTGACCCCTCCCCGCACCCCTCCCGTCGCTGGAGCGTTGCCAGTATCAATCATGGAGATCGCGCATGTTAACGGTAAAGCTGGAGGGCATCGAAGAGGCCCGGCGGATGTTCGACCCGAAGGTCGTTAACCGGGCGGCCTACCAGGCGATTAACGAGACGGTGCGGGGTGTGCGCACCGCGACCGGCAAGGAGATCCGCAAAGAGTGGAATGTCAAGGCCGGGGACCTGAACAAGAAGTTGAGGGCTGTCAAGATGGCAAGGTACGGCGACCTGGAGGGGATCGTTGCGGCGCAGAGCGGATCTTTCAGCCTGAGCTACTTCGGTGCCAAGTCCTACAAGGGTAACACAGTGCAGACCCGCACCTCTGGCAGGAGGATGAAGCGGGCCTCGGGCAAGGGCGGGGTTTACGTCAAGATCAAACGCAGTGGCGGGGTGACGCACATGCCCAATGCTTTCATGGCGGCGGTCAGGGCCGGCAAGGGCAGCGCCAGCCACATCGGGATATTCCACAGGGTGGGCAAGGGCCGGCTCAAGATCATCGAGCGCCGGGTCATCACCGTGGCCAGCATGTTTGGCAAGCCAGCAGTGCAGGCCGCAGCCACGAAGACCATCAACAACACCTTCTCCCGCCGTTTCAACCATCACATCGATCGACTCATGCAGAAATGATCGCGGGTCCTTCTGGAG